TTTTAAGTTTCTCTAGTTCGGTGACGTCATCAACAGCGCTACCTTTCTTCTCTTCATCTGTTGCCATTTCAATCCATCTATTATTTTTAAAATCAAATTTTGGTTTCCAGTTAGGGACTGGTGGTTTAATCTCTGTACAGTTTTCAGGGATATTTTCTTGATTGTTCAAAATGATTTGCTCGAATCCGTAAGGCTTGATTGATTTGTAAACTACTTTCATTAGATTTCCTCCCTTAAATTGAATAAGTGATAACAAATGAATAATCCGATCCATAACTTGAATTTCTTCTCCATTTAATGGCTCCGTCTGCGCCAATAGATAGTTGAGCACTGTTCAAAGTAGAACGGTCTATTGACCCAACCAGTTGTTCAAAACTAATTGGTGTCCGATAGCCTTCTGGAATTGTTAGTATCGTTGAATCATTTCCGCCACCACTTTTTCCATTCAACGCAAAAAAATAAATAGTGACGGTTTTTCCTTCACGATAAAGCTTTGCTGATCCGGTATTCCCGTTTGTAACTGTTAAGGTTACGACTTCATATTTGTTGTCGTCTGTTGTCAAAACAGGCTTGCTTGATTTTGTCAAAGCTCCAGTAAAGTTTTTATTGCCCGGAATGTTCTGTGATGTGAGTAAATCAACTGCTTCACCGTTCAAAATTAGTTTTTTATCTTCAACTTTTGGCGTTTTTGCGAAAGTTATTTGCCCACCAATCGTTTGATCTGCTGTTTTGCTAACAAACATATCGTTAGATTCTGATTTACTGAAAAAATCGCCAGTGGTGAATTCAGCAAGAGCAGTTGCTACTTTTTCAGCGATTTCATTTGCTTGCTTATCTGATTCATTTATCAACCTTACTAATTCGTTATATTTCGAGTAGATTTGATCGTATTGGACCTGTTTATCACTAATGAACTGATTGAAAGTGGTTTGCATTTCACTCTGTAATTTTTCCAATGAAGAAATATAGTATTTCGCTTGCTCCGAATTAATATCCACTCGTTCTAACACGTCTATGATGAAGTTCTGAAAAGTCACTTTTTTGCCGTTAGGATCTACATATTCAAAATATGCTTGTTTGAATTGATGACTCGTGCTGAAATTTGACTTAGTGAACGTGTAACTAATTAACCCATTAGTCGAATCGATTATTTCTGGTTCTCCCTCGGTATAGTTACCGTTTGAAACTTCGCCCACAAATTTCAAAGTACCGTTTAGATTAATTACAAAAGGTGTAATTTCATCTTCCTCAAGAAGTTGTACATTGATTGTTGTGAGCCCCCCATCACCAACTCTACCAACAACACGGTGACGTAGATAAGTCTGTCTCTTATTTGCAGATAATTTAATTTCTAAATTTGCCACTCTTCCATACCTCCTAACTAAAAAGAAACTATATACCTAAGCACCATATTTGCGTTATCTCCACTTGCATTGCTTGCTGCACCTGTAAATATATTAGTATTCGAATTATAGTTTATTCGTTTACTAAACCACTTTTTGTGATAGTCATCAAATCCTGAAACAATTTCTCCTAAAACATTAGTAACAGTTACACGTTCTTTATAAAAAGGCGTAGTTACATATCTATCCTCAATTGCTTGCCCGTTTTCGTATGGGAGCCATACTAATAAAAAACCTGAAACTGTCTGCCACATTTTTTTTGAAGGTTGGACAGTTTGAGTATCATGCAATAACGCAGTCCCACTCCACAAAATTTCCCCTTTAGAGACAGTTAGCTCGTAACTATCCGATATCTTTGAGATTGAAACAGTTGATCCAGTAGAATTAACTGAGCATAGTGGTAAATTATAGACCTTATCACCATTGTTTAAATTACCTTTTATAACTTTTGTTATAAATTCTAGCTTGACTTGATTATTAGTCCATTCATATTCTTCCGATTCTGGAAGAATAGATCCAGGTATAACTTCTTGTGTCAAATCCACTGTTAATGCTATATAACCACTTGAGTTTGCTGGAACTGTTATACTTTCTTCTTGTCGAACAACGACCATACGACCTTGAATAATCGCTGCTCCTGCAGCAACTTTTACTGTTAATCCGCTTGAAGATAAATTCATAGACTGATCGTAACCATCAATAACCTGATTTTTCCGATTATATAAAACGTGATAAAGTCTAGCATCATTTTCTGCGCTTACTTTCACGTTTTCAAATTGATACCCATCCACATTGCTAACCATTTTTTATCCCCCATTATCTTCAAAATAATCCATAAAACGACTTCTTATGTTTCCAAAAGTCAATTCCACAAACTCCTTATCACTTGATATTCGCCAAGCTGTCAAAACCGACTTGTATATTTTTCCTTTATAAGAAATCGTGGCAAACATCCCTGTTTCAATCGTTTCGACATTCAAATTTTTTGCATTTCTTACAACATTCACTTTGATTTCATGCGAATACGTATTGCCTTTCAACTCTGATTTTGCCACATCTTCGTAGGATGCTTTATCTTCTGCGGTTTGATCGTAGATATTAACCAAAGTGACAGTTGGTTTCGTGATATTTTCTTTCGATCCATCTTGTGTCAAATTGTTTTCTTCGTCCAAATACCATGTTGACAGTATTATCGGTTTCTCTATATCTTTCATTGCTTTATCAACGATTAATAGCTTGTTCTCGTTTCCAGCGCCCGGCGCCTGAACAAACACATCCCAATCGCTAAATTCAGAAGAATTGTCTTTAATGTAAATTGATTCATTTACAGCACGTATGCCTGTATAGATTTTTCTGTTTTGAATTCCCTTGAAATACCATTTTACGTTGTATTTTTTGAAACCATTGAGAATATACGCACTTAACTTGTGTTTATTCGTATCGGTAGCTTGATACGAATGAGAGGTCGCACTTTCTGCTTTGACGTCTAAAATATCTTTTAGTTGTTTCGTTGGATCATTCAGCAAATAGTATTCAATCAACCGCCGGATATGCTCTTCGTAGTTATCTCCTGACACACGTGCAGTCGGTATCTCACTATCAGCTAAACTAAGTAAGCTTTTACAACTGATTTTTTCGTCTTCCTGCGACGTAATTACACCAAAATATGCAAATTTTCCACTAGGAATATATTTTGCTAGTAGAAAATCGCCTGTTTTTACAGGAACGTACTTATCCATCGTAAAGCTACTAGCCTCTTCGTTGATCTCGTCCGCACCAAATTCAAAACTGTTAGAGAATAAATGTTCGTTATAAAGCATTAAATCACGATGAAAAAGCGTGACTGCTAAAATCAAAACAGATCACGCTCCTCGTATAACTCAATCTCTACGTCTGCCCCCCCAACATGAAACACAATGCTGAATTCTCCAGTCGGAGCCTGAACAAAATTAGTTTTTGTATAATCCTGTTGTTGGTAGACAGAAGATTCTACCCCTGCAATATCTTTTAAAATCGCCGTTGTATCTTCAAAAATGCTTGATACTTCTAGAGTCTGTGTTTCAGTCATATCTATGAAGTATCCATCCGTTGCGATGATTTGTGAGTTTTGGATTACTTCCCAATACGGATTTGAACACTTCCCAATCACACGAATTTTTAGCGGGGACATCCGTTCCTTGCTATTCGTTAGGTATACAGAATTATTATTGAATTTGAATACACCTTTTTTCTCCCACAAGTTTTGAGTGTAGATATAAGATCTTTTATACGGAAAAACCTTACCACGTGTTTTCACTACATTAGGTCGCTGAATTAATTTTTCGCGTTTTACGGAATACCAGTTTGATGTGAAATATAGTTCTAAAGTGTCTGTTAGTAACGATGTTTTCGGATCGATTTCAGTCTTACTTAAAGATTTTAGACTGCATCTTCTTACCATTGTTTCGCCGTCAAAAGCAAATTCCAGTTCAAACGGACCTTCCGATAGGAACTGCACAAGTGAATTGTACAGTTCTTTTTCTCGAAACCCATGCACAGAAATGATTACAGATGACTGAAATTCAGATATTTCAACGCTCTCACTGCTTTCTCTGAAATTCCCCCACTGTCCCACATGTTCTTTTTTTACTTCAAACCCCATATTACTCAACCCAGTAGCAAAATAGTCTTCTGTGGACAAATCAATTTCTTCGTTTATTCTATTTCTCAGTAATACAGTTCGCATCTACATCCTCCTAACCAAGATCTTCTGAATATCTAAAGCTAAATCTCTATCAGTTCGGCTATTTCCTTTGAAAAATGCCAGCAATAACGATAACAGCTGATTCGTTGTTGCCGCCTGTTTTTCAATGGCTTCTAGGATTTCGTAATCACTGGAAACAGTTGTCGCATTTCCATAAGTTTTAGGAGAAACTCCTAGTTTGTCCATTGCGATAGACAATAATTGCATCGCTCTTGATCGTTTAGCCTTATCTAACGGAATAATAATTTCTGGCTTGTTTCCTTCTGCGATTTCCGCAATTTGATGTTGGTTTACAATTCCACCGTTTGCGTAACCATGACCACGCCCAATCACACCTAACATATCCGAACCATAGCGTTTTTTAGCGTAGTTGATAGCTGCTAAGATATCATCGAAACCGCTCATTATATTGCCGTATCCTGGAAAAGCATTCGCAGCAAATGTTCCCGGTTTTGTTTGGAGCAATCCAGTAGCATTACCGTCTGCTAAGCCGTCATTTCCACCAATGGCAAGCGGATTGCCACCTGATTCTGTTTGGATTTGTCGCATCCACGCATCAACATAAGCGGATGAGGTTGGTAAGTTATTCATTTTCAAAGCACGTTTTACATATGGCCGCCAGCGTTCTACGCCACTCCCACCAACGCTATCGCCACCGCTAACAAGTCCGCCCTGCGGATCTCTTACACCGTTCAAATGCACGTGGTCGTAGTGGTCACCATCAGGCCATGTCCGCCAATCATCATGCACACCTGTACCTGATTGTCCTGAACGGTCACGAACCTTACCATTTGTGATAACATAGCCGATTTTGTTTGCAAACTTCTCAAATGCGTAATTGGCTGCTTCTGTATATCTAGGGGAACCATTCACAACTCCCGGTAGCGCAATATCAATTGCGTTGTGCTTTCCGTGTGAGTATGGATCGCCTTCACGATAACCTGAGGTTACTTGAAAGCCTGGAAACTTCTTCATTACTGCAACTGCAACGTCCGCCAAGTATTTGTAAACGCCTTGCATGCCCATTGAAGTGTCTAAACTGCCACTGCTGAATAGTTCTGTGATTTTGTTCTTCAATGCTTCGGTAGCCTTGCTTAGAATACCTTTACCAACATCTAAAGGATATTTGACAAGCCCTTCCAGTACGCCAAGACCATTTAATACTTTCCTAGCCAACGCTCCTGGGTCTGTTACAAAATCCCATACATCGCCGACTACGTTTTTTAGTGTGTTTCCTACATTACCAGCAACATTTTTCACGCTGTCCCACATGTTACCAAAGAAGTTAGTACCTTTTTTGTAACGATATTTTGGTGCTTTGTTTCCAGTCATATAAGCTGTTTCTTCTGCGGTTAAGACGTGTGTGCCTTTTGGTGCATGCAACACTACGTTACGTCCTTTAGGTATGAATGCTCTACCATCTGGTGTGATAACTGTTTCTGCTCCACGTCCATCATTGACCATCATTGGTCCATTAATTGGGTGTCCACCTGCTGGTGTACCTGTAGCGTATTGTGGTACGTCCCAGTCTGTCAACGGTTCAGCGCCTAACTTCTCTAGCACCCATGACGCACCATGGATGATTGCGTTAACTGGTGTACCTATCGCTTTAAGTGCTGCGTTGAATACTTCTTTAAATGCGGCTACTACTGGATTTTTGCCGTTTCTGATAGCTTCAACCATTTTCTGTGGAATTTTTGTAAAGATATCAAAAATGAATGTTGGTAGCCCAAGCATTATACCTGTGGCTGTATCCCAAATTGCTTGGAAAACCTTTTTGTTTTCTTCAAAGAAATTCCAAATAGTTGCTAGAATTTTACCTAGGAACGTGTCTTTGATGTTTTGCCATATGGCATTACCAATACGCTGATACATATGTTTGATTTCTTCCCAAGCCTTACCCCAGTCACCTTTAAAAATATCCGTCCAAATCTTGATTGTACTAGAGATAATAATCATGGTTGTTTCTATTGTTGCCATGATGAGCCCAAGTTTTAATTTCAGTGCGTCCCATAGTATATTGAATGCTTCAATAATAACATCGCTATTGTGTTTTCCTGATCCACCAAACCTGTCTAGTGCCCCAGTAATGACTGATAAATCACCTGTGATACGACTGAGCCAGCCACTGAACTGTTGAAACAGGGGTAGTAAATCAGGTGCAATCTCGTCATCCCAAATCTTAACTAAATCTTTCCAGGATTGAATCATTTTATCCAAGCCTTCTTCAAGAAGTTTTTTTATTACCTCTTTAACAGAATCAAACGCCGTCTTAATGTTCTCTTTAGCTGTTTCTAGGGCTTCTATGTCTTCTTGACTCATCCCTAACGAACGTAGTAAGGAGTATCCTTGCATTTGGGTAGCTTCATCACCAGTAAACAGTTGCCAGAAACCTTTAACATACTGGGTTAATGTTTCACCTTTCTCCTTAACCTGTGTAATGAAATCATCTAACGCCCAGATGCTTTCCCAACTGAACCCCATCATGTTTAAAACGTGTTGATCACTTATTGTATCCTGTCCAGTCCACATTTTACCAATAACATCTTTTAAATTTGAGATAAAGGTACTAATATAAGAAAAAAAGAAATCTAGTGTTTTCATAGCATTAGGCAATGTATTATTAAAGAAATTCTCAATAGGTTGTGTCATCCCACCTGTGAACTCTTGTGCCCAGATAGCTATTGAGTTGACAGTTCCTTTCACCCCATTCGTGAAAGCTTCCCATGCTGTAGTATTAGTCACGGTGTTATTCAAATCTTCTGCGGCGCCTTCTGCGTCACCAAATGAATCGCTGGCTCCTGCCATTGCTTTAATGACTTTAAGTGAATTGTCTTCGCCTAGCGCAGACCATACTGTACCTGCTCTGTTTAGGGCGTCATATCCACCTTCCATATTTGCAAAGTCATTCATCATTGCCTTGACTACTTCACCCTGAGTCGCTTTGCCGTTTTTCCACTCATTAAATAAGTTCCTTGTTGATTTGCTGAACATGTCTGCGTTATCTTCAAAACGACCGTCCGTGAGTGAGATTCCCATTTCTTTGATTAAGTCATTGACTTTATCTAAGTTATATGCTCCACCGTCTAATCCAGCTGCAAGTAAACTGAATGTCTCATCTGCTGTGAATCCCATTTGACCAAATAACTGAGAGTATTCAGCCATATTATCTGCTAATTCATTTGATTGATTCAATCCATTTTGTGCACCTACGGTTAGCAGATCAAAAGCCTCTTGTCCACTAATACCAAAGTTTTCCATCATACGTGAAGCACCACGCATGGTTTCATTCACATCAGTATCAAATGTTTTACTAAATGAAATTGCATATTTAGTTAACTCTTTCATACCCTCTGGTGAAACCTTTTGCCCAACTGTTTGGTATAATTGTGTGATAGCCTCTTGAGCTTCTTCCAAGGTTTCTACCATTCCTGATTTCACTAAATCATTCGCAAAATTTAGGAAGTATTTAGATCCATCTTTAGTGATTCCCAGTTTACCCTGAAAGGTATTTGAGGCTTCCACTACTTCATTGAACGACTCTTTCAATGAGTCTGCAGCTTTAATCGCCATATCCAGTGCTTTTGTTGATATAGAAACAGCTAAACCTGTAGCCAATGCACTAAATTCTTTAGTAGCACTTTTGAAACCAGTTTCTGCTTTATTACCTTGTTTACCAGCTTCTTCTAGTGCGTCTCCCGCTTTATCTACTTTATCATCTACATTAGAGGCTTCTCTTTTCAACTCAGATAGTGCGTTAGTTACCCCTTCTAATTGCCTGCTAGATATTTGGCTTTGTCGTTCTAACTTTCCTAATGCCCTTTTTGCATCTTCGGTTTCGTTTGCTGAATCACCAAACTCATCAGCCATCAGTTTCACAACTTTGCGCTGTTCTTCGATAGCTTTCTCGGATAATTCCGTTTGTTTGGCTAGCCCTTTTTGTTTTGCTTCAAACGCACCAGTTTCATCACCAGCGGCTTTCAGCGCTTTTACTTCGGCATTCATTTGCCGTTCATTTTCTTTGATTTCATTAGATAAATCATTGACGGCTGTTTTGGAATACACCAATTCTTTTTTTGTGTCGTTCAACTGGCGACTGTAAGCATTATATTTTGCGGTAACATTGTTTATCTGTGTGTTAAGGTTAGCAACTTGTTTCGATTCCTCTCCATACTTGCTAATCGCTTCATCACGGCGCTTTGTTAATTCTCTTACTTTGGCGTTTTGCCCTTCCATAACCGTAGACAAGTCTTTCGTCTTTTGACTAAGTGCTTCGTATGAACGTCCTGCTGAATCATAAGCCTTTAGATTGGCACGCATATTCGACTCAGCTTGTTTGACTTTCGCATTGATTTCGTCCAGCGTGTTACCAAAATTAGTGTCATCTAAACTAATCCCTAGCTTGATATTTCCTGCCGGTTGTCCTTTTCCTGCCATTATTTACCTCCTTCCTCAAGTTTTGCCAAGTCTTCAGCCGATAAAAATTGTTTGATGAAATCAGCACCATCTACATATTCTTCGCCACTCTCCACTTCTCCAAAAAGGTGTAACAAATAATGATAGTCGGCTTCGTCCACATCTCTCATCGTCCAACCTGATTCGATTAAATCTTTGTAGATTTGATCCATTGCTTTCCTAGCTTCAGAAAAACTTATCTCTTTTTGCTCGCCATCTGCTTTTTTTCATTGTTTCCCAGTTCATTGATTTGTTCAAAAACACTTTCTAATGCCGGTACTAACTCGCTCGCAGTCAAACCGTCTAAAATAGCATCAAATGTAACTGCTGGATCTTGGAAAATATCTGCTGTAATTGCAATCATTGAATCAATTGCTTCTAAATCAGTTAGGTTTGCTCTTTCCGCTTTCTCGTAAAATTTGATACACTCACGCATTGCACGTGCGGAAATATCTTGTTGTTTGAATGTTTTTTTCTTTCCGTCAAGTTTCAATTGCAATTCAATCATTTGTTTTCCTCCTTGTTTTTACAAAAAAATAAGGCTAGCCAAAAATGGCTAACCTTGTGTATCGATTTTTGGTTCTGGTTATTTTGGTGTCCCTGTATCTGTCATTGGTGTAGATGCAGGATTAACTACTACACCCCTTTGTTATTTACCAAGTCCTTGAATTTTTGTAAGGTCATGTCTGTTGATTCTACGGCAGTCATAAATACATACCCACGTTCATCAGAAATGAATTCCCCTTCGATAGAATCGGTTTGCAATTCTACCCCTTTGTCTTGAGCTGTTTTCATGTTGATATCTGGATGACTGAATTTTCCTTTTGCCAATCCCATGAATAAGCGTTTTCCTTCTTTGTTCGCTGTAACCATGATAACCGACACGTAAGGCGCTTCAGTTTCTGAACCAATTACATTTACACCAGTCACGGTTTTAGCACCAATGATTTCGCTGTAAATGCCGTTATCCATTAAGTCTGCCACGTCAAGCGTAACCTTTGGCGACGAAACCCCTTTACTTGCAATGAAGAACGGTACGTTTGAAGCGTGTGTTATGTTAGAAGTTGCGCCTAATCCAGTAATTTTAGCTTCGATCGCTCCGCCTTTCGCCTTATCTGCTACTAATTCTTTTAGAGTGCCTTTTTCATCTGTTTTTACGCCAAAAATGACGCTCTCAAATCCTACTGTTGCCATCTATTTTCTCTCCTTTTAATTTAGTGAAATATTTGCTACATATCGTTTGATAATCCGCTTTGCACCTTCCAAATCCTCGTCATCTGTTTGTTCCGTGTATGCGCATTGCCAACCATTCCCCCTCATAACCTCATCGAGAGTAAAATAAAAGGCATCAACCTCTTTTAAGGTCGACACCCATACATCTACTTGTACGTTGAATTGAATGGTCAAAGGATTATTGCTTGCGAAATCTTCATAGTTGCCGGATATCTCTGTAATTCTGCCAACTGGAAGGCTAGGTACTGTTTGAGCCGATTCCGGAACACTATTGGTGTAAAAATCAATGTTCTTTGTTTTTTCATTGCTATTCAGAATTGAATAGACTTGTGATACTGCCGTTTTCAAAGTCCTAGCCTCCTTTTTACTTCGTCAGCAATGATTTGTGTTACTTGTTTTTCGATTTGCTTTTGTGTTTTTTGTACGAAACCTTTTGGATCTTGTTTGATTGATCCAAACTCGATAAAGTGCATCCGCCAAGCGACATCTTTGTCATAACCAATATCAATCGTGCCGTTTTTCACTGAACCAGTGACAACGTGATCCTTTGCATGTTCTTGCATATACGAACCACGTTTACCGTTTGACTTCGTTCCATCCCAGTAAGGTGTGTTTTGTCGTAACTTTTCTTGAGCGTACTCCCCAGCTTTTCTAAGTGCTGGGCTTTCCACTCGTTGAACGTTTGCTTTTACTTCCCTAAGCGCTTTGTACACTTCGGTTGCATCGACTTCTACACTCATTTTTGAACCTCTTTCGCAATGACAGTGGTGAAATCTTTGGCAAACTCGCCCTTGGTGATCGTGATAATCTCAAAAGTTTTGCCTTTCCAACGCACTTTCATGTCGTTTTCGAGTTCTACTTTTTGCTGATAGCGGATAATAAACGTTAACGTCCCCTCAAGAACCGTCCCGATTGAAGCTTTGACATCGCTCAAGCGTTGTGTTTGAACACAAGCCCAACATGAAAAAACAGTCTCAGGTGTGGTGACCAGCTGGCCGTCCTCGTCCTTGACTGTCGTATCCTTTATAAAGTCAATACGTTGACTTAGGTCACTCGTCTGTATTAACGCCATGATCTAGCCCCCTCAACTGATGAATCAAAGCAGTCACTCCAAACGGAATCTCCGCGAATGCTTTTTCACTTGTAGCAATCCGGTTCTCATACCAGTGAGACACCAGCAACGTGACCGCATAGTTAAAACGTTCATCATCTGTATTTTCGACTTCGATCGATCCAAGAATAAATTTTTCAGCCGTGGACACCAACATTTTTAAAAGCTCGTCGTCCAGATTATGATCAATGCGAAGGTATGTTTTTAGTTCTGCCAGTTCCATTCAATCACCGCCTATTTAGCAGTTACGGTAACTTCACACACCGCAGTTTTTCCGTTTGCAGTTGTTGCAGTGATTTTTGCTGTACCAGCTGCAATACCTGTGATTTTGCCTTGAACCGGCGTTACTGTGGCAATTGCCTCATCGCTAGAACTGTATTTAACCGATTTGTCCGTTGCGTCAGCTGGCAAGACAGTCGCTGACAGTGTTTCTGATGCCCCCACCGTAAGCGTAGTCGTTGTTTTGTTTAACGTTACGCCGGATGGGTCTATACTTTTGGGGCTAACGTAACATAGAAACCTGCTTTGTTATCTGCTACTTGAACGTCAAAACGAACGAAACCTGCCAATAATTGACCATAAACATCGTTATCAACCCAACGAACTGACGCTTGTTGGCGGTCGAAGTATTTAGCAAAAAGTGAAGGGTCGCCCACGAATGCTACTTTGTCACCTGCTTTTGTTCCAATTACATCATCCGCCATTACAACAACTTCACGCCCTAATAGTTTGTAACCAGACGCGACAGTCACATCTTGCTGCAATAAATAACGTCCATCGTTGTCTTTCATTTTATCCAATTCGTTAAAGAAGCTTTGAGAGGCAATGATTTTGACTGCATACGCTGGATCAATCGCAACGTTCACGATGTCTTTCAAATCGTCAATCGTAGTAACAGTTTTAGCTGTTGCTTTTTGCAACTTAGCAGCAATTGCAGCGTTTGAAGTGTTTAGTGATTGACGTTGGATATGTTCAGCGACCAAACCGCCTAGATCGATATCGGAATCGTCTAATGCTTCTTGAGAAACTGGAATGTATCCACGGTAAGTGGCAATTTCGTAGTTTACTTTTGTAAATTCAGGGTTAGCTAACGCTGGGTTTTTAGCCAATTCAGCCACAGAGATCATTTTATTTTTGTTAGCTCTCAAAATTGGATATGATCCTGTACCTGTCGTAACTGGTACACGGCCAACATGTTGACGTAAGTCGACAACTGTTTCTGGTTGTTTTTCTGGTTTAGTGATACGGTCAACTGGAATAACTGCTTCTGCTCCGACTGTTGTCAATCCGTCGCGTTTTTCTCCTTTTGTACGAATGAATTGATTGATTGAGCGTGTGTATGGTTCTTTTTTGTCGTTTAGGATAACTTCCATTGATCTTTTCTCCTCTTCTTTCTTTTTTTCGTCCTTTTTAGGAGGAATAGGTGGTACTTCCTTCTCTTTTTCAGGTTCTTTATCCTTTTCAGGTTCAGTTGGTTCAGTTGGTTCTTCTGTCTCAGGCTCTGTTTTAGGCTCATCAGAAGCTCCTAGACCTTTTAGTTCGTCTTCTAGCTCTGTCTTGAGTTGTGCTTGCGTTTCTTCTTGCTCTTTATTAGCCCGAATCTGAGCTAACAAGCCTTTTGCTTTTTCCAAATCGCCTGCATCAAGCGCTTTTTGCGCTTCTGCTTTTAACTTTTCGTTATCCAAAATCTTTCCTCCTTTTGTTTTTGGGTATAAAAAAAGAACCTCTAGTAATTTAGAAGTTCTAGCTCTATCTGTAGTTTTCGTTTTTCTTGCTCATCGATAGCTCGTTTTAGTGAACGCTGTGCAAGTGCTGCATCCGTTCCGTTATATGCTGGAATTGATACGATTGATATCTCAAAGAGTTCATCAATACTGTTTAAATTCCGAATGTACGTACCGTTTTCTTGTGTCCATGTTTGAGAGTCGTCTCTAACGACAAAACCAAATGAACATTCATTGATATCTCCTCTGCTAATTGATTCATACAAATCGTTTGCATAGGAGGTGTTCGGCAACTGGCATCTAAAATGCAGTCCAACATCATCAACGGTTAGTTCTAATGTTTGCGAAGCTGTACGTCCTAAAACCATGCTGGAATCGTGATCCACAAAACATCGAACATCAGATAGATCAGTGTTTGCTAGTGCTTCAGGAGAAATAATCTCTTTGAAGCCCCCCAAATCTTTGCTTAATGAATTAAATTTAAGTGCGTAGCCTTCAATCGTCCGGTTCTCCCCTGATTGAACTTCCGCTAGGCTCCGAATTTCCATTTCCATTATTTACACCTCCTTTCACTGTGGTTTTGGTGTAGATAACGTTTCCGCCAGGGATATCAGCTAATCCGTAATAATTCCTGATTTCGTTAACTAACAGATATCCGTCTCCACCGTTGCCACCGTCCATAGCTTTATTCATACGAGAAGCCGTGTCTTGACCAGTTAGCGTTGAGAAATCCAATTCCACATTGATTCCTAACTTGATTGCTAACTCGTCTGTAATCATCTGTGAGAGTGCCCTAAGCGTACTAGAAACGTAGGAATCGTTAGCCGAATCGTCTTTTGTATTGACTAACTCCATACCAAAACGTGACAAAGGAATGCCGAACGCTTTAGCAATTTGCTTTGTCGAGTACACGTTGTTTTGAATCATCTTCAAAATATCCGTATTTAGCTCAAACTGTTTGAATTCCTGTGTATCGTCCAAAACAATTACGCTATTAGCGTTTGAAGCACCGCTGTTTACTTCTTCAAAGTCTTGCTTAATTTGCTTTTTAGACTTGTTATTCAGCGTACCTTTATTGAGCTTCAAAACTCCGCCTGCTTGAATCCCCTTCTTGAAGAAGGAGCTTAGCATTTTGTTCCCATTGTCGAGCATGGAAAGTTCTGTTTTGAGTGCATCCAATGGACTGATACCGGTTTTTCCGTTTACAGTCACATATTTAAAATGAAGCATTTCCGAACTATCAACTTTATAAGACGTTCCAGCTTTGTTTGTGTACTCATACCGCAACACACCTGTCTCTAAATCTTCGTAAACGACGACTTGTGACGGTTTAGCGAACTCAAGCCAGTCTTCGTGGATGATAGCAAAGGAGTTACCAGACAGTAGCATTTGAGCTATAGTCGCAAACATGAACGAATACGGAGTCATACTTGCGTTTGGGTACTTGTTCAACATGTCTAACTTTCGAATGTCTGCTTGCTTATTATCGGAAAATTTGAACTTGCTGGCGGCAATATCTCCAGCCAATATCTTTACCGCTGTAAACACATCAGACTGTTCTAGTGCCGTTTCTCCGTCAAAGTTGATGGTCGTGTTCCCATTTACAGTTGAAATGAAGTCGAGCATTGTACTCGAACGACTGGACAGGCTGCGCTTTTCTGTTTTGAAGAATAATCCCATTTATTCACCTCCTTTCAGCTACATTCCGGACTCTCGAACCAAAATAAAAACAGTCAGCATCAAACAGATACCAACTGTTAAAAAACCAACTACCAAATTAAACAAAAAAGCCGCGACTACGAATGAAGCTAGTCCCAGCACATAAAGTAAAATTACTAATATTCGCAATAAGTTACCAACCAAATCCGTACTCTCCTTTTTCAATTAATTCATTTATGTCTTCTTCGTCAAAATCATGGTACATAGCTTGAGTGTATGCATTAATTAACGCATCTAGTGGATCAATCTTGTTTCGATTCATTGCTTTATCAATCATGATCGTATCGTTGTTTTCTTTCGTGATTGCATTCCTAATCGCTCGGTTGAGTAGAGGGTTGTTGGAATGTACCGTCTTGCCCTGAATAATGTCTGTACGCAATTGTTTCGTTGGTGCGTTTAAAGTAATCAATCCTTGGCGTGTTTCAATCATTTCTTTTTCATAAAATTTCGACAGGTCAGTAATAACATTGCCAGCGTTGTATGGATCATAAAAAATTCCTTTTAGTTCAAAACTATTACTTTCTATGAAATCAGTTATCCAATCAACTAAATCATGATAATCGATTAAGCCGTCAGCATTACTACTGATTGTGCAGTAGCCTGCTTGTTCATACTGACGATAAGGTGTTTTATCCTCTTTTTCCTTTGCTTCAATCCCACCTCTGTTAGCAACAAAAGAATAACTATCGATATAGAATTTCTTCTCCTCTCGAATTGGAATAATCCACGATATTGAAGTTAAGTCATTCACTCGTGATAAATCGACACCAACATAAATTTCTCGACCTGTTAAATCTGTTTTTTTGATGTAATCAGGTGCAATAGCTGCAAGCCATTCTTCTTCATTCATGTAGCTTTCCTGAGACGACTGTATCCATATGTTAAATTCTTTTGTTAGGACATTTGAAATACTACCTTTCGCTTTTCCTTCGTCTAACAGGCGCTTTTTACTTTCTGATAGTCTTTCTTTTTGTTGAAAAATTTCCATTAATGGATTAGACTTTATCCATGTTTCAGGATCAGCAATTTCTTTCGCATTGTCTTGCTCCCAACAAAGAGCTAAATACTCGTCACCCACAACTTCGTTTTTCAATAGTTTAGTAATGTATTGATACTCAACTGAATACATCGGATAGTTCAGCTTACTTGAAGCAGTGGAAATAATTATTGTTAACGGCTCAATTTGTTGACCCATCGACGTTTCGATAACGTCCATCATTTCTGTCGTTTTAGATAAGGCGTACTCGTCAAAAATACCTAATAATGTATCTAAGCCATCTAATGTGTCTGCATCAGCAGATAATGGCTTCATAAATGAATCATCAGTTGTAACGAGTTCATTCTGAAGAACCTTCGTAAATTTTTGAATTGCTTTGCTTTTACTTCTTAACGCTTTTAGTTGCGACTTAACCATATTAAAAACAATTTTCGCTTGGTCCCGTTTGTTGGCAGTAGCATATATTTGTCTTGCTTGAAACGGATTGCGCTCATAAATCAAACAATACAACGCGATTCCAGATACAATTAAAGACTTACCCTGTTTACGTGCAAGCGAGAGGTAAGCCTTTCTGAATCGTCTAGTATTATCTTTTTTTCTACGCCAGCCCCACAGCATGCCTAAAATGAATTTTTGAAACTTAGCTAGTTTATTCGGCTTGCCAGATTTGGGGTCAGGAAGCATTGAAATGAACTTAACAATATTTTTCGCATATTTTGGATCATAATAAAATGGATAATCATCTTGCTTCGATTTCTCAATATCTGATTTATGGCGATCGATAGCTTGCTGTATTTTCTCACCAACTAAAATATCGCCCGACTCTACTGCATCAATATATTTTTGAACGTGGTCAATCATCGTTATCAGCTTCGTTCATCATTTCAGCAAACGGATCGTCTGGTTCTTTCTCTAACTCTTGAGGATTAACGATCTTTAACCGAGAGTTGATTGTCAGCCCTAAATCATTAGTGGCTGTTTTCAGTTCTTTAGAGAATGAATTGACAGTATCGATCAAAGGATTTTTTCGACCATCAATCAAAAAGCCTTGTTCGTCTAACTCTTTGCTTGCTTTGTCGTACAGATACGAGTAGTTGCAGTAGCGAATCATTGTTTGTTGGTCTAGTTCTGAAATAGGCAAGTCCTGAATGTAGTGAGAGATTCTATCCCACTCTTTTTGCGCTTCTTTCAAAAGTCCGACCGGATAATTTGAAAAGTCCAGTCTTGGATAGTTGTATAGCTTTTCTTCTTCGGCTTTTTTAGCTTCAATTTCTTCTTTTGTGTAATTCTTTTTGCTTGCGTTAAGCAATTTCTTCGGCCTGCCTTTGCTCATTTCATCACTCCTATCTATTTTACAAATTTTCTAAAGGGAATTTTTTTCCGAGAAGGGAGGGCATCGATTTTCTTCGTTCTAGCGACATAGGGCGGGTTATTTTTTATCAAAACTATTATTTAGTATATTTATATACACTTTAAGCAAAACGCCTTAGAACGCAAATTAGAGCCTTTTAAGGCTATATGCCTTTTTATGCTCTTTGTTGTGGCACGACTGGCAAATACTTTCTAACGTATCGTAGTCTAACCTTTTATCCCAATCTTCTTTTACTTCCGTTTTGTGATGGACTATCGTAGCACTGGTTATTTTCCCATTTCTCAAACACTCCTCACATAGTGGTTGGTCTGCCAGCTTGCTACGTCTTAGCTTCTTCCATTGGCTTGAAGCATAGAAGCGAGCATACCTTATGTTGTCTTTGTTATATCTCACTTCTCTGTTATACGTCTTGTCTGCATTGCCTTTGTGTTTCTCGCAATAACTTTCGGGCAAGACTACATACTCACGACACCAAGCGACCGAGCATTTCCTTTTAGGCATTCTCGTGTACCCAACCAAAGAACCTTGTCCAGCCTTCCATCTGCTCTGCCTTGCTGTATGTATCTGCGTAGGTATTCGTATGACTGCTTTCTGTCTTTAGCACGTGAAGGACAATTTCTTCTTTTGTGTAGCTGTCAGGAAGTTTATTCTTAGAATGCATGTAGCAACGTTTCAAATGTTCGAGGTAACTCATCTATCTATCCACCTCTCTATGTTGTATTGGATATACTCGTCTTTCCAATAGCCATGACCGCAATATATCAGCTTGCATTTATCTATCTCTTTTGGTGTTGCTTCTCTCTCCATTTCAACAATGGAGTACTTCCCTTTGATTTGTACAGAACGCACAACACGCACTGAACAATCATCAATGGTTCGAGGATATTCATTAATTAGTGATACATACCAGTAGTTTCTCATTATGCAGCCTCCTTTATGTAATGT